CTCCTCATCAGCAGCGCCTCTACTCGTAGAGATGACTGCAATAATTTATTAAGAGTCTCATTGGCCTGATTGGCTACTGACATTGATGTTAGGTGCTTTTTTGTATATATTCACCTCTTATATCTTGAACCCTGACATATTCGGCATACTGAATGATGGCATCTTAGGAAGACTATTTTGTGCGCTCTTCATCATGCTGTTTGCTTGTGACGCTGCGTCTACGCTAGGTGCTTGTTTGTCTTCCTCAGCCTTTCTACGATTGTTTTCCTCTTCGTTGAATTTCTTTAGGTTATCCATCAAAGTCTCGGCTCTCCAAAATTCCATCCTATCAAGTTCAGAAGGCTGAAGATCCAAGACTTTAAGAAGAATGAATTCAACCTCAGACCAATTCTCCAAAGATATCTGAAATAAGGAAAAGAGACTTGATCCCTCCTGGAAAGTTAAGTGGTGCTGTACCCTCGCCTCCATTCGCTGTTTGATATCTTACAGATGCAGTTATAGACGCAGAAAGCAATTGAACGATTTTGTCAATTACGGATATTCTTTGTAGGCTCCAAGTGAATGATTCTTGTACAGCTTTGTCGTACGAATTTTGGTTTAGCGTTTTCCAATCAGAGAACGCGAACGGTGCATATTTGATAAAAGTCTTATCGAAGTTTTGGCCTGCTTGTTGTTTTTGTTTGACGTAATTCTTGATGAACATCATCACACCCAGTGATGGCAGGTAGACTTTGAACTGTTCGCCATTTTTCATGTTGATGTCGAAGCATTGCTCATCTGTTTTGAAGTACGTCATGAGCTTTTCATCTGGGTTGAAATAGTCCAAAGAATCTTTTGTCACTTCGATTTTTTGATCGGCTCCGTCTTCATCGCTGACTGTCACAAACAAACGGTTTTCTCCGTTCTTAAATGTGTAGTCACGGATCGCAAATATCAAGTAGAAACGATCCAGTTCTTTTAAATCTTTGAAAGATCCTGGTTTTCCTGGAATCTTGATTCTACAGCATTTTTCTATGATGAAATTCAACATGTCATCGGCTGCTAATAGGTCATTGTCATCGATCGTAGACCAGTGACGAATCTCGGCAACCGAAGCAGCACGAATAGCAATTTGTGTTCCAGGCACATAGAACATTCCTTGTGAAGGCAATGAATCCATTGGCATGTTTTTCCAGCCAATTTCAGCAGCCAAGTTTACTTCATCGTCTTGTTGTTGAAATAATTGAGCTTTTCCTAAAGATGTTGGTGTAACTCCTGCGGGCTTAGGTTGTACGATTGCAGGGTCTGCTTGTTCTGTTTGTTGAACGAGAAACTGTGCTTCTCTTTCTAATTGATCTTGTAAATTTTGTTCTGGCATATGATATTTATTGTTGGTTAGACTATATATCACAGGTCAAAAAATAGATCAAAACACATAAAAAAGAGGGTTGCTTGCGCATCCCTCTTTAGAAATAAGTATATGTCGAAACTTCTTAGAGAATAGTTTCGTCCCAGTAGTCTGCTTGGAACTGGAATCCAGAGATTTTGTAGATGTCGTTTGAAGTATATTCAGACTCGATAGCTGGAAGCGGAGATATTGGGAAAACCACCGGAGCTGTTACTTGTCTAAAGATGTCACCGTTCTTGTTGAAGTAATTGATGATCATCGGTCCTCCAACGTAATCACGTTTTAGACCCATACGTCCAGTCAATGGATCGTAAATCAAATCACACCACTTACGAAGTGCTTTGTAAACGTATGCTGAGTTGCTGTCATCGAGATTCACCTCAAAGTCAAGAGAAATCTTGACAGTGGTGTCTGATATCACACCGCCCGCAAAAGTTCTTTTAGCGAACTTGTACGTTTGTTGCACTTGGTCAGGCTGTTTGTTGATTTCAACACCTGAGACTTTAGTAACTTGCTCCATTACCAACGTCCAACCAGTGACAGCAGCAGGAGGAGTCAATAAGATCTCGAACTGTGCGTTAAACACAGGTTCGAACTTATTCATCGCTGCTTTGGAATTTCTATAATGTGGAAGACCTGCCATTTTTATGTTTGTTTATTTTTTTCTACTATATATTTATTAAGCAGCTGAGAAACCTCCTGAGCTGATAGTACCAGTCTTAAGGATCGTAACACGATTGATAAATTTCTGTAGACCATGTAGAGGCTCAACACCAATATCAAGTATACCGAAGTTTTGATCGATAAGTGCTGGAGTGTTGTTTGTGTCGTCCATGATCACTTCGTAGTTTCCGATGCCTTCATTGTTTCTAACAGTGTCCAAGTAAGTGTTTACAATCTGACGAATCTCAAGACGAGTAGAAGTGTCGTTGAATTCAAACAAATAGCTTTGTAGGATTTCTTCGATTCCTTCTTCGATAGTGATAAGAAGATCGCGAACGTGTATGTTGTTGAATGCTGATAGAGTACGTTGATATGCAGTTTGGTTAGCATAAATCATAGGACCAACATTCTTCACTGTAACGATTGGGTTGATACCTGCAGGTTCCAGATTTTCTCTGTCACCTAATAGGTATTCATATTCCATCTTAACAAACTTAGGATTGGAGATAACACCTCTACGAGGTCCAGCAACAATTCCGTAAGGTTGACCGGTCAAGAATTTACGAATGAAATTGTTTGATACATCAGCAGCTGGAGGAATGCTTAGGTTCTTGTTGTTCTCAAGGATAATGATGTTTGGTGAGAATATACCAGAGAACTTAGCGCCTTGATCTTCATCAGGTAAGCTCCATGTATAAGAAGGACCTAAAGAAAGATTACCACCTGTTGCGATGTAAGCAGTGTTTAAAACAGGCTTAGGATTACCGTTTGCTGCGTCTGGAAGCTCAGTGAATCTTGGATCTGTGCTGTTAGTGAATTGTGCAATTGATGGCGCGTTAAGTAGAGCCAAACATTTTTGACGATTCATAGCCAATCTAGAAAGAACTTGTTTAGCACCCATTTGAGGTTGCAATCCACCATTGAAAGTATCAACGATGTATCTGAAACTTATCACGTTATTGTCTTCAAGAACAGTCGCTAGATTTGTATTTTCAATAACTCCGTAGATTTTGTTCAATTGAGATTCAGAACCGTCTGGCAAGTGGTAACTTGTCAAAGTGAATCCTGAAAGTTTTGTGAATTGGTAACGATCAGCGAAGTTTTGAATTGGAGTAAATTTAGTTACATAGTAGATTCCATCAGTGATTGTCACAGAAGGAGTATCTAAAACTGTGTATTCATAGAAAGCAACTCCTGACAAAGAATCCAATTGTTTTACTTTACCAGTCACACGAACTAGGATTGGATTGTTGATGTCATTGTTGACTATATAATCTCCAACGTTTAGGTTAGCAGCATTTGTAGAATCCAATTTGAATTTCTTTCCGCTTCCGTAAAGACCTGGTGATTGTATTGCTACTGGAACACTGATGTCTTTTGCTTGAGAAGAGTAAAGAGATAACCAATTCAATCCACCACCGTTATCGAATACAGTTGTTCCTTCATATGTAGTGTTTAAATCAGCGTATGAAGTATCAGCCTTTGATGTCAATGCTGAAGTTGTGTACTGCTCAAGTTTCGCGCCTGATAGACCGTAAGCAATTCTTGTGTAAGAATCTTTTGAAACTGACCAGTTCTTAGCAACACCTGCATAAACATATTGAGAAGTTCCTATATCGTATTTGATACGATCACCGTTTACGACTAGGTTAGCATTGATATTTTGTGCAAGCTTAGAACCAGCATACGCTTCGATCACAGCCAAAGAAGCAACCGAAGTTCCTGTAGATGGCGCTGTTAAATTGTATGAAGTTTCTGTGAAAGTTGAACCAGTGAGTGCTACATTTCCATAGAATGATTGGCCTCCTGGTACTGTGATCTTTATCAAATCACCAGTAGCCCCGCCAGAAAATGCATTGCTAGTAGTTCCACCGCTTGTGATACGAACACTTCCAAAATCCGGAGAACTTGAATCAATATTGTACGCTTTAACTGCATAACCGTTGGCGACATTTTGTGGGGATGATCCATCTTGTAACCAAGCTGTTCCAGTAGCTCCAGATGTAATATTTGTCCAAGATACTAAGTTGTCAGCTGATGTATTGTAGTATGTTTGTCCAACACCTGCAAGTTTTGAGTACGTAAAGTCAGGGTTGACAATGTACTGGAAGAATGGACCCATTGTACCAGTAAGAGGAACCATACCAAGGCTGTCGTATGTATCGTGATACATAGTAACTTTGATGTCTCCAGCTTGTGCAAACGCAGCAAATTCATCAGCAGGGAAGCCAGCGACTGCATAAGTATCCAAGAAATAAGGTCCACCAGTTGTCAAAACTGTTTTGACAGTCAAAGTGGTTACTCCACTGTATGGAGTATCTACTGATACAGTATCTAATTCATAGTACTTAGCAAATCCAGGAGCTTCTATAAGAAGAATATTTCCAGAAGCAAGATCAACGTATGAAAAATTGTTGACGACTATTGTGTTAGCCGTAGTAGGAACTATTGCGCAAGAAGATTGTTCAATTGCGTAGTCTTCGTCTGGACCACCGCCTTGGAAATAGTCGTTTGCAAAGTTAGGAGAACTCAAAGAAATTTGAATTTCACTTCCAGTATCAACGACTGCTTCGACTTTCAAGAAATCGTTTGCATATTTCGCAGGACGATTTTCAGGACTATACCAACCATAAGTTTTGATCAATGAATTAGTGTTCAATGAAGCCAATATGTTGTTGTACTGAGCAATCGTAAATGTCGTGTCAGTCGGAGTTGGTTTAGGAATCGCTAGAATGTTGTTGAACTTTCCACGGTTTCCACCAAATGGATATGACTTAACATAAACTTCAGGAGATACGGTAGGATCGTATGACTGGGTGATTACATTATGCAATCCTTGATACAAATCTTGTCCAGAGAATTCAAGAACAGCTTTGATCGGTGTATTGTAAGACAAGAAATCGATGATATCGCGAGATGAATTGATAAGACTGTTACCAACCATATCAATCATAAATCTTGAGTTTGCATAGTCATCAAACATAGTCTTGTTCAAATCGCAGAATATGCCAGTCAAAGCTACCGCTGAATTGATGATAACATCAATTGATTGGTTAGCACCGTTGTTATCAATAAAATCAGGTATGATTGTACCTGTGAAAGATCCTGTAAGAGTCACATCGTTCAATCCTAAGAATGTAGCAAATTGACTAACGATTATACCACGAGTGTCAAAATACTTAGAGTATAGAGGATCTTGTGATAAAGCAGTCAAATTGGTCCAATCTCCTTGGACTACGTATACATCAACGAAGTAATCAGATAGGTAATCCAATGGATTCATGTAATCAGGAACATTGCCTCTTCCGAAATAATCTTGAGCTGCTATATTGTATTGTCCTGCATTTTGTGATTTGATCACAATAACACTTTGGATTGTTTGACCTAAGTTTACAAAGTTGAACAATCTACCAGTGTCAGCAGGTTTTGCATCCACGGTAGCTTGAAGGTAAGTTTCATCAGGGAACCAGAATCTTTCTTTGTTGTAAAAAGAAGATAACAAAGCTTGACTAACGGTACCGTTGTCTTCATCAGCGGCCAGAGCAAAAGCACGATAATCGACAGCATCTCCGCCTTGGTTTGCAGGAATGTTATTAAGAGGTAAAAGGTTCAATCCAAATACTGGAGCTGTTTGCAAACATGTTTCAAGCGCTCTATGGAAGAAAGATCCTCTTTTTTCCAAGAAGCTATCAATTGTTCCAAATACCTTACGAGATGTTGAAACATCCTGTAAGAAAACTGGCGCATTGATAGGACCGGTACGAGAAAATCCGAGTACGAGACGAACAGTTTGTGTAGTTACTACAATTGATTGAGACTGATCGTATTCAATTGTGTAGACACCAGATGCCTTAAATTGATTAAGATCAAGTGTAATGTTGGCCATTCTGTTTTTAGTTATTTTTCTTTGATGGATTATGATCTCCAATCTATTAGTTTATATATCATGGATCAATGCATCAAATATTAAAAGATGTTGGTTAAAAACGTCTTTGTTTTTTAAAGACATCATTAGAATCTTTTGATCTTGATGTTCCTGGAGCATAATCAAAGTAATTTGTGTTGGAATTTCCGTAAGATCCTCCGCCATCATTTAGAGCTCTCATGTGTAAAATCAAGTCATCTGATTCCTTGTCTCCGCTAGCAATCACCTTGTCTACAGCAGCTTTGTACAATGTTGTCGACTTGTCATATATGTCTTCGACCATGTCATAATAATCAGTAGTGTCGAACAAAGAGACCAAGTTGACCACGGACATTGCCACATCATCGTTTGCGAGCTGTGATTCATAGCGTCCTACAGAGTTGATCCCAAAAGAGCTTAGTTCAATGAAAGTACGATTTTCGGTAAGCACAATTTTTTTGTCTTTGACCAGATTTCGGAGCTCTCGACAATACGCTTCACGGTTGTCCTTTTGCATCTTCACGCCAAGTTTAAGTGTCTCATTTGCTAAGGAATGACGAGTGTACAAAAATATTTCAGGGAAGAATTCCTTATTGCGTTGAACTTTTTCAAAAACGATGTGACCTTTGAAATTGATCTCCAGAACCACTTTGCAATTTTCACAGGTGAATATGTTAAAGACGAGTATTTCGAGCATTTTTGCAAGTTCTTCGACAGAATGCACGTTCGACCTAAAAATCCCGACTTGTTTTAGTCTAAAGAAGCTACTTTCATCGGTCCAGTTCTTTGTCTTTCGTACAGTCGACACCGATTGCGGAACCAAGTGCATTATGTTGATGATTGAATAGTCACGGCCTACGCCATCTCCGATGTCGACGGTGAACACGAATTTTTCTTTGCTGTTGTTTTCGTCGGTTGGATCAAAGTTAGGATGCCACTTTAGGTAATTGCCCATGTCAGCAAAATCAAACATCGCATCGATTTCACGCCATGTAAATTCTTTAGCAGTCCTCTTCATTAACTGAAGTGTGTGGCTATCAAACAATAGACGTGAGCTTGCCAAGAATTGATTTCCGTACTCTTGGTTGAACAATTCTTCGCTACCCAAGTTGGCAATTTCTTGCGCTTTCCATTTCTCGTCTCTTCCTGGAACCTGCCACCAGTCGACTCGTATCGGATGGAAATTATTTCTTCGCTCAATGGCCGCTTGGTAGATTTCATAGAACAAGTTCATACCGTTCGGTGTCGAACAGATGATCATTCTTGAGACCTGTGAAGATGATAGCGTAGGATAGATTGATCGATAGAATTGAAGCAAAAAGTTTGGGTGAATGTGCGCAAACTCATCCGCAAACAATAAGTGGATGGTAAAACCAATCGCCGCTGTTTTGGTAGTCGCTTGTGAGAACAAACGGTTTCCATTATCAAATCTCATACCTGTGACTCCTCCAGTGATTACACCAGGTTTCATGAAGTACGGCAGATTTTTTAGGATTGTTTTGATTTTGTCAACGATTTCCGATGTTGTCGCCAATTTATTCGCAACGACCATCACGTTTCTGTCTGCGTGGAAGCACAGGTACCAAGCAATGAAAATCGAACTTGTTACTGTATTATGACTAAGAATTCCATTTGTATAAAATCTGTGGTCTGGGTGATCAACTGTAACATCAAACATTGATGTAGAAGTCTTTGTTTTTTCTATTAATACAATTTGTTCAAGGCCATCTTTTGTTTGAATAAAAGATCCAACCACTAAATCTTGAACAAAAATTTCTCTATGGCCATGTGTAAAGACTTTATGTTTATCCGCGCATTCTAAATATTTTCCAGATGATGTTTGTATTTTCCAAATATTATAAGGCTGTGTTAAATGAATATGTGATATTTTTTGCCATCCGCTATCAGTCTCTACTTCAATATCATTAACTGATAAAGTATTAAGAATCTTTTTACTTACATCCTCCTGATCTAGACCATTGTTTGTATATTCAATTTTTTCTAACAACTGAATAAGAAACAATATTAATATTTTAAGAATCTCTCTCATTTAAAAAGTTTATGCATTTTTTTATTATCGTTTCAGGACTTTTTTTGTATTCTTCTTCCCATATAATAAGAACTTTATACCCACATTTTTTAATTAAATCTAATTTTTGTTTATCTGATTCCCACTTTTCTTTAGCAGTGCAATTAAGAAGACTATTAAAATAATCTTCTTTATATTTTGAAGGATTACAATGCCAGTAATCGCCGTTAAATTCTATAATTTTGTTTTCATAAACAAAATCGAAAGATTTTGTAATTTGTTCTTCTTTAAAATATCTAAAAAATTGTCTATTACCAGGTAATGCACAATAAAATTTCTCTTGAGGTTTAAATTCTTCTACTAACTTTTTAAAGAATTCTAATTCAGTATTTGAATAGTTATGTTTACAAAATTTAGTAAACTCTCCATTTTTATATTTGGCTTCAACCTTTGCGCTCCACTTTACGTTACGCTCTCTCCAAATTTCAAACCCAACTTCTTCACCGTATTTAGCAACACATTTTTCTAATGAAAATGTTGATTGTCTTTCTCTATAAACTTTTTTTGCGCTTTCTTCGTCTCCATCAAACTTTTCTATCCAATACTCTAATTGTGTTTCGGTTAGACGATCACTCAACGCTGATTTTACAAATTCTGAAACTGCTTGTTGTTTGTTTTCTTGGTTTTCGTATAGAGTAAATAATTGAGAAAATGGTGATCTTCGTTGTCTTTCTTCAAGAGTTGTTTTTGACTTGTGATTTGGATTTTTTTCTCCTGAAACATTTTCTTTAGCTAATTGACGGTAAAAATCTTGTTTCATATGAAGACCACTATGTTTGGAAGTACTTTCTTTGTCTTTTGAACAAGTCAATACCGCTTTTGGGAATTCTTTTTTATAATCTTCAATGGTTTTTTCTTTATGATGATTTTTTATGTGGATTCCATAAACCCGCTTAACCTTCATTTGACACCAATTACAAACTATATAATCTACACCTTCTATACCTGATAAATTTTCAGCTTTCTTTGCGATTCTTGCTTCTTTCTTTGCGTTAGCTGCTATTTCTTTACAATCATCAGAACAATAAACATTTCCAGATCCTTTAACTTCACTTTTGCAATTCTTACATTTCATAGTTTTTATAAATTATACACTATATATTCATTAAAGTTCTTGCTTTTTGACAAATTTAAAGCTTATTATATAAAAACCATAGAAAAAATTTAATTTTTTCAATAATTGTAAGTTTTCTATTTGCTTTGAGTATTTGGTAATAAAGTTCACCGATGGATATTAAATAAAAGTTTTGTTTAACCTTTATCTTAATTTTTGATGAAAACAATGAACATTTGCCTATTTGTCTGCTTGCCAACATGACCACGAATCTATTGTCTTGGAAAGACTTAAGCATGTCCTCTTGATAAGGACGTAGTTTGATTTGACGTATACCTTCATCCGTCATGGAGTGACAGTATGTGTTACCAAAGTACGTTACGTCGGCGGCACATTTTGCCAGCTCGATCCACTCTTCCTGTGTAGGCTCGAACACAACGTCCGCAGCTTTCATCTCGATTTGCCCATCGTAAAACGCTGAGTAATCCGCAGGAAGACCCTTTTCAATTCTTTCTATTTCATCGTGGACCTTTTTGGTGGTCCATACCTTTCCTCTAGACATCGTGGTTCATGTGTTCATTTGGATTTGAAGACGCTCTCTTCTCAGGAATCGCTTCACGCAAAGTTTCGATGATGCTACGAGTACCTCTTATTTGCAGAGGAGAATTCGTACTCACTTCGGTTGATTCAGATTCAAGTAGCTGAGGCTCTTCAGCGACCTTTGTTCGATAATCTTCTTTGAGGCTCTTGTAGTTGTTTTCCATGATGACCATGAATTGAGCCAAGTGCTTGACAATCTCCATTTTTGATTTCTGGAGAGATGCCAACACCTCGAAAGAACGAGGCTGCATGTTTCCGTTGTCGATTTCTTCCAACAACTTGATGATGGCGTGTTCGGCCGTTTTCATCTGAAACAACAGATTTGAAACTGTTATCTTATCAACAAAGCATTTTTCTTTGATGTAGGAATCATTGTTGACGACTTCTTGAGTCAGGTAAAAAACTGAGATGGCTTCGATGATGTCTTTTGCTTTTGTGTCGGCAAAGTCTTTCACCTTTGTGTAGTCCATGAACGCAGTATTTCTTCCAGGAAGAAGATTTTTTGCATTTTCTATGTCTAATTGTAAATCTTCGATGCCTGCGGCTAACAGTCTGTCGAGTTCATCTTTGGTTTGTATTTCTTTCTTTTTTTCGTCTGGTATTTTTCTTGGCATAAATTATTTTGTTTTCGCGATAAAAGGCAATTTGAGACGATCCGTTGAGTTGTCCACGATGATGGCGTATTCAGCGTCCTGAACAATGACTTGGTTGAGCATTAAAATTTGTTTTGCGCTATCCGTCTCAGTCTTGTTGTAGAATCTTAGGTTAGTGATTGATAATTTTCCAGCATTTAGTCGGTAGTTGATGTTTGCGCTACGATCATACTGGCCAATGTTGGAGATTGTGTTGCTGTATATATTTTCCAGGTTTGTGGTCATTTCGGGCTGCGGAGACTGATCGTTCCATTTTCTGACCCACAAATCAAGAGTTATTTGTCTAAAGAAATTTGAGATGTTTAAGTACAGTGCATACCAATAATCTTCGATCAAGCTGTTGTTAAGAATGTAAACATACTCTTTGCTTGCATCGGTAAAGACAAAATAGCGACTAGCAAACAATGAAATCTTCCAGCCTGTATTGAGATTGCTCCATCCGTTGAACAATATTTGTTCGGAAGTCTGCTCACAGTAATAACCGGTAGTCGTAAACGATGATGCCCAGTTGGTGAAGTAGGTATTGAGGTATTGGATGATTTCGTTCTTTACACCGATTACATAAGTGTAGCCGTTGGTGATCGGTGTCACCGAAGCAATTGTTCCGTAGAGACACAGCCCGTTGAACCGCGTTATTTTTAAGTATGAACCGACTGCATAGTTGCGTTTTGCACTGATTGTGAAAGTCACTGGCGTGATTTTTTCTCCTGCAGTTCCTACGCTAATGTAGCCACGAACGCTGTCTTTGTACGCGGTTCCTGCTGATTTTACTTCCTTAAACCACATAGACAATGAGCGATCACTGGTCGCTGGAAAGTCTACAGATGCTCGGTATTCGACGGCGGTCGGTTGATTTGTCAGGGCTTGATTGAATATCGACGAGAGATCATATTGAGTCTCCGATAGTAGGTTCGAATAATTCTGTAAGTTGTATCGACTAATTTTTAGGTTATCATTGAGGCTCAGGCGTATAGGATCATAGTCTCTGGACCCGACCTTTTGATCAAATTGTTGTATGTTCACGTCTTGCGCAGATTCAAGCTTCACCTCTTCTCCAAACTCACGTATCGTATCATGTGTCAGCTCGGTGAACATTTCTCGCAAATCTTGCGGTTCGTAACGGTTGGATTTTGGCTCATATTTCATCAACGCAATCTTCCAATAGATTTCATTTTGCATGATGCCTTTGAACAGGTATGAGCTTTCGATTTCGTAAATCCTGTTGGTGAGTGGAAAATAAATGATGTCTCGTTTTTGTGGGCCGGTGCCGATGCCAAAAATGCTTTCGAAGTATTCTTTGACTATGTGTATTTCAAACGGCATTTCAAAATCTAATCCAGCTGGACCGAATGAGATTTTGCTATCTGGGAATTCGTTATCAGGAACCAATGCTTTGATGCATATCGGATCTTCTACGTCATAAAGTGTCCATTCATGTAACACTACATCTTTGCCTCGCTCCATCGGGACAGCTCGAGCGTACAACACATCGTGTCCAAACATTTGGTTGACTGTGTAGCTCAATTCTTTGAACAGTACAACAGCAGGATTCACGTCATACGGACGAAACGTGAAGTTTGAAATTTTCGAGAGATTGCTGATGTTGCCTTTGTCGGCGACGGTCAATGGCGGCACATAACCCAGGTAAGGATCTTTGGCGTCATCTGTTTGTTCGAATGTGACTTCTACACTGTTGATCGTTACAACACCGGTGCTGATCAAAGTAAAACGAAAATCTACATAGAGGTCATCAGCAGAATTTAGGATGACGGCTTGTAGATTTTCGTTGCTTAATGGAGTCCATGCTGAACGTACTCTATTTGTCGTCGACCATCTGAAATCACGTTGCATGATTCCGTTGCCTGTGATGTCTTCACACCATCCGGTCAATTTGGTGACGTATTTAAGAGGATTGACGCCTTGTGTTATTTTTGCAAAATCGCCAGGTTTTGATAGAGTTGCCAGCATTTGATGTCTATATATTTGTAGTATATATCCACCAAACAATTAAGATGTTTACTGTGTAATCATTTGTTCAAATTGCTTTACTTCTGTGATGAATTGATCACCTAAGATTTCCAATGAATCGTTGAACTGGCGTCTGGACATTTGGAATTTATCGCAATAGATTTTGATTATTTCATCGGATATTGGTTGTTCGGCTTTTTTCTTTTCTTTGGCCTTTTTTGTTTTCACATACATCCACCCTGGAGTTCGTGAATACGAACGGCTCCACATTTCTTGCCAAAAACTCACGACCTGTCCAGGATGGATTTTGAGGTGGTTGAAGTACGCTGCCTGCACCGGAAATTTGATGCTGGCAAATCTAGAAACCATAAAAAAGTGTTTAGCCCTTTCATGCATCGGAATCTTTTTGAATTCCGCTGGCTTGAACATGGTATCTATAAATTCAAACAAATCTGCCATTGTGTCTATATGTATTTTAGAGGACTTTGCTATTAAGCATTATATTACTTGTGACCAAACTAGTTTCGACATTCTAGATGTTAGAATGCGCTAAATATGTCAGCCTCAAAGGTTTTGGTTGCGGTTAAGTATTCAGTTCCTGCAAGTAGATAATTGAGATCATAGTTGTTCGCAGGAAGATTTTTTGTCTTTGCAGCCTCGAAAGACTTTAAGAAATTGACTTGGATGTCAGCAGGAATGATGCGATTGTCCAAGCACACAAGCTGCAAGTTTCTTTCTAGGCGTGATTTGATTACAGAAACGGCTGGAGATTGTTTACTGGCAGAAATGATACCGGTTGTGACCTCGTTTGCGCGAGTCGGCAAATCCAAGATGTCCGATATGAATTTTGTGCGATTCACAATTTCATAGACTCTTTCGGCCATTTTTTCGGAGATCTTGTTGTTGATGACCTTGCCATTTTTGTTGGTTGTAGTCCATGTACATATCGAAGGAACGGTATCACCGCCATCACCTACGAGCACTTTTTCAAAGATAACATATGCAGGATCAATTTCAACAAGAGGTATTGAGCTCATTGCTTCCGCTACCAGGTCTTTGCTGTTGTTCATGAATGTACTTGCGTCGAACAAGTTGTATTCTTCGACTTTTAACCATTTTTCAAATCCAACAGGAGCAACGATCTTTTTTATCTTTGAGTTGGGATTGAAGACGATCACAAAATTCTTGCCGTTGAACTTGGCACATTGGTACATATCCTTATCACCTGTGATGATGACGCTGTCCTCACCGTTTTCATAGAATTCGTTTGACCAGAGCTGCATTAAATCATCACCTTCGGCTCTAGGTTCTCGTGATGAAATAATTCCTTTCTTATCCAGGATTGCGCCAAATTCATGTAAGCATTTGTAGAAAATATCCCAGTTCACAGCTGATTCAGCTGATTCATCCTTTTCACGGTTTGATTTGTAAGATCCTTCCTCGATCAGGACGTCTTTTCTCCATGAATGAGAATCTATGGTAAACACAATTTTGTTTGGATTGCCAAACACGCGAATCGAGTGCGAAAAGTCGGTAGCAATTTTACGCATAAACATTGCTTGGTCTTTTTTGTCATCAAGCAATCTTTTTCCTTTGCCTTGATAACCGCTGAACGCGTACAGTGTTTTGTAGAAGAAGTAGTTGCCGTCGAAGATTAATGATAATCCCATATTTTTATTTTTATTTTGTTATAACAAATATAAAACAAATTTTTGAACTAGAAAAATTTATTTTGAATTATTTTAGATGACAGGTTTTTCAGCAGCATTTCCTGCGAGAGTCAACATCGCGGTAATTTTTTCTATTGCAGAAGGCAGATCATGATAGAAAGGTATGTCATTTCTTTGACATACAATTTCCACATTACCTTTTCGGTAAAATCCGTCTGGACAACAGACAATTATTTTGCCACTGTCCATAAAAGCTCCAAGTTCAAGAAGAGTTATTGGACTGTAGGTTCCAGGTGCAAAATACATGAAGATTGTATCTACCGTTTCCAATAATATTGGAAAGGTAATACCATATCCAATCGATTCATTTCCCAATTGACTTGATAATTGAATTCAGGATTAGAAGCTCTTTGTTCGAGATTGGCATTCCAATTGTCTCTTCTCGGATTGTAAATTGTAATTGGTAAATCTGCAAGAGCAGCCACTAGGTCTTTTTGCCACATTTCCGCTTTACCGTTTTCGATTGTACCGGCTATGAATAAACTATCCTCATATTTTTGGACTTCAATAGTTTCAGGGTTTGTAGGTTTAATTTCTTGTGCTTTCATTGTCGGTTTTTATTTTTATCCATTCTTTGATTTCGACAGTTCGAGTTCTTAGTTCAACTCTAGTCAATTCGCAAATGTCAGTTGTATCATATCCATAAACATCATCCCATACATAAGAATTGGTCTCCCAGAAACCGTCAAAGCTGCGGTCTACATCTGGTTGCCATCTTTCTGAGATTTCTGTTATCGATGTTCGATAAAAACTGGATTCTCTTCGATGTTTATCACTCGAATGGCAATAAAAATCGTCGATTAACAAATCAAAATCTATCCCTAATTCTAGGGCTTCTTTTCTTGTTAGTTTATTCATAGTTTATCCTATTATGTCTAGTGTTGAATGCTCTCTTGGAAGCAGCTTTCTTAGCAAAGAGAAGAATTGTTTGTACTCTTTCAGCTTTTCTTCATTTTCTTTCATTTCATCTTCCATTTCGATGATGTGGTCAAATGCACCTCTCCATTCAGGTGATGAGTATGTCATTTCCTTTAGAGCTTTATATTTCTCTTTGTTGTTCTTTCTTACCATTGCGGCTCCGTGATCGTAGTATGCCATTAGTCTTTATATAGTTTAGGTTGTAAATTGATTCCAAGTTCTCTTGCGATGTTTCTGCGTTTTTCGTCTTCTTCGATTTCATACATTTCCGTTTCATCGAATGTAGGTACTTTTCCATTTCCACTACCTAATCTAGTAGGATGGAAGAACTTATGAGTTTCGCCATCCAATTCAAATTCGAAATGAGTTGTACCACCGTCTCTATATCGAGCAAACCTTTCGATTTTTACTTCCTTCATGTTGTTTCGTGGTCCATACCAACACCTCATTCCTTTATATGTAAATTTCGAAGCCGATTGATCGACGATGATGATGTTACGGTTGTAGGTTTCGTATGCATAGGCGATTATTCTACGATCAGGAAGTGGAACATATAAAGAGTTCAACATAGAATTGATGTGTCGAATACCAAAATCTTCGGGTGAATCTCGGTAAGTTCTTTCAGGATCGTTGATGTGAGCTATCTTTTTCATAAACCAATGGTCTATAGAATCTTTCAATAAGGCATCTTCGCCTGTCGTGAAAAATTCAAGATTCCTTTTTACAAGAAGCTCATCGAATAAAAATGGCTCTAACCATTCTTCGACCATATTTCTGATACTACGATGAGTTTTTCCACTACCAGAACTGCATCCACCGCTATAAAGTTCTATATACAACTCAGAACCAGGAACCTTCATAAAACATTCTGAGCGATCTCCGGAGCCTACTAAGTCATATCCGAAAACCACAATTTCAATGAAGTGTTTTTCTCCTTCTCTATAAAGGATAGGAGTCGTGGATCGATAAATGTCCACTTCTCTTCCTTTATGAATAGCCATAGAAGTTTTAGGCGCTTCTGCTAATTTTTGATTGAACTCTTGATTGTATCTCATATTTTTATTTTTTTATTCCTCCTATTGTTCCTGCAACTGGAATGAAAGGTTTAGCATTTTCGGACGCCTTTTTATGTCTTTCGATAATCCAATCGTTTTCTATTTCAGATGGATATGCATACAAAGCAACCCAGTTACTTAGTTGAATTTCTTCTAAGAAAGCTTCATTGTCTAGGAAATCCTTGTTCGAAGCGTATATAATGACTAAATGTTTTCGTTCTTGTGCAGTTTTTGCAGCACCCATTGATTCTTCGGTGAGTCCTCGATATATTGTTTGTTGTGACGTTTCGTATAACTTCATATAAATTTTATGATGAATGTTCGTATTATATTCAAAAGATGCATTTAGTTTTTAACATCTTTCTGGAATGGATATATAAATAAAACATCAAGGTAAATGAACTACATACCAACATTTGAGCAATTTTTGAACGAGAGTTCCAATGCTATAGAAGATACTGTCAAAGATTACAAAGCTGTAAAATTTGGTCTTGAAGATCCAGGATATCCTTCGGATGCTCATACCAAAGCATACTTCATTAAAGTGAAGAACAAATTGTTACAAATGACAAAGTCTCCTAAACTTGCTGATGAGATCAAAGGTTTATTAGGAGATAAAGAATACAAAGAACTTACAAAATAAAATTACTATGAAAAATTTACCAACATACGAAGAGTTCGTAAATGAAGGATTTCTTCAAAACGTCAAAGATGCTGTCAAGAATAAAGATCCTTATCATATATTCAAATCAAAAGAATCGTTCCAAAAT